TTGTAAAGATTTCTTCTTTTTGAGAACCTGCATTTTTTAATGCCTGTTTTGAAATTTTTTCAGCTGAAGTTGCTAAAGCTTCACTCATCATCTGTGATTTCAAAGCATACGTTGTAGCTATTTGATCTCCGTCTTTTAAAATATTAAATGCTCTTTTACCAAGGGCACTGTTAGGGGTGAGCATATTTAATCCTTTACCAATTACATTTTGTAAAGGACTTCTATCAAATTGTCTTGCAAGAGGAGTCGCTTTCACGGCTTTGGTGACTCCAGATATGGTTGCTCCTAATCCCGCACCGATAGCACCACTTTCAACTGCAAACTTAAAACGGTTAGTAAATTTTCTAAATGCTTCTTCTCTACCCTCTAGTCCTTCTGTTTTATCTGTTTCTGTTGGACCACCGATAGCGTCACCAATTGTTCCAAAATCGTCGGTATACGCTAAGCCCTCACCAATAGTGGAACCTAATAGTCCTCCACCACCAATTTTTAACTTAGTAGCTAAATCACTTTTTAAAGTATTTTGATCAATGTCTTTTCTACGTAAACCTTTACCAGTTGCTTCATCTAGATATTTACCGGTTTTCTTTGCACCAATAGCTCTTCTCGCTAAGCCCGCCCCTAACTTATAGCCCGCTACACCAGGTACACCTAATTGAATTAATCCCTCAGCTATTTTACCAGTTAATGTTTGTTCTGCTATTTCTTCAAAAGGATTTAATTTATCAAAAAAAGTTTCTACACTAGCAGCTGTATCTGTATCCGCTCCTAAATCAATTAATTCTGCAGCTAGAGAGGCAAAACCTTCTGGTATCTTTAATGCTCCGGATGCTACACCAGAAGCAAGACCTACAAAAAAATTAGGCTTTTTATCTTTTTCGTCTTTTTGTTCTTCTAAAAAATTAAGTATTTTTTCTTTTGCTTCGGCATTAGATAGCCCTTCTTTGAGGTCAAATTTTTGCCCTTGATATTCATAAATTGGCATAAGACCTCCTAATCTATTTTAATTACGTCTGTTTCTGTAGTGGTAGTGGTTGTAGTTTCTGTATCTGATACACCTTCTTCTTCATACATTGGTGTTCCAAACTCTTGTTTAATAGCCTTATTAGCTGCTGTTCTTGCTTTTTCAACTTCACCGAATTCTTTTTCATAGAAAGCTAATAGTTCTGAATATCTTTCATCTCTTATCTCTGCGATAGTTTTACCAGATTTTTGTTCGTATATTTTAGTTGCTTCTTTAGCAGCTTCTTCTCGATTAAGTCCTTTAGTGTTCATGATGTCTTGTACTAATTGACCAAAGGTTCCTGGTTTTTGAGTTCTACCTAGTTCTTCTTCAGCACCTTTAATTGCTATCATGTCAATCGCTCTTTCGTCTTTCATCGCTTCCCTGCCTAAAGTTGCGAAAGCTTGTAATGGATCTTTAGCTGATTTTGCAATCTTCTCTGCTAGATTTCCACCTCTGGCTGATGCTAGATTTAAACCAAATTGTGCTAGTTGAAGTAGTCCTTGTTGCTTTAATCCTTCTCTAGGGTCTCCTAAAATTTTCTTATAAAGATCAGATCGTTCTTTAACCAAAGACTCTAAATCTGAAAGTCTTTCTTTTTCTGGTGTTCCAAGATCATCTGTGATGCTCTCTGTTTTTTCCTCAACCACTTCACTTGTTCCAGGACCACCTTGATTTAAGATAGCTTCTTTTAATTCAGTAGTTGTTTTTGCTGTTCGAATATCCTCTGGTACAGGAGTAGCAATGTCTTTGACTTCTTCTTGTTGTGTTGCAACTAACTCTTTTTTCAATTCAGCTATCTTTGCTTCTTCAGCAGATGTATCTGCATTTGGATTGTTGGCTTTTTTATTTGCTATGATTGTTTCTAATCTTTGAATTTGATTTGCAATAGAATCGCTTTCTTTTGGTGAAGCCATAATATCCGATAGCATGGCTTTAGGACGAGCTTCTTTCTCTTCCATTATTTGTTTCCCTAAACCACCTGGTGTAAATAATCCTAATGGATCACCACCATTGCTCATCTTTACAATACCACCATTAGCAAAAGCAGGGATACCATATTGACGTAATTGGTCCTTGGTCAGTGGGCGCTGAAACATGGGTCTATCTAATATAGCCATTATGATAACAGGCTGATGCCTGCCCCCGATCCACCTAGTGCACCTAAGGTGCTTAAACCTGCGATACCTAAACCAGCTACTTGTTGGAAGAGCGATGGTGAAGGCTGTTGTGTGTATTGAACTTGTGATGTCGGAACGCCTCGTAGAATATCAGAAGCAAATCCTGCTCTTCTAAATGGTTCTTGTTGTCTAGCAAGTTCAGTTTGTCGAGCAGCTTCTAAAACATTTTGTTGTTGCTGTTGTTGAACACCACCCACACTTAATAATCTGTTAATATCCACACCTTGAAGTTGCTGAGTTAAAGATCCTAACCCAGATTGTGCTTGAGCAGCGCCAAGTGTTTGTGTTCCAAGTTGTCCTAATTGTTGTGCTGTTGCTCTTTGTGCAGCTTGTGCTTGTAAATAGTTTCGAGATAAGTCTTCAAAAATTCTTTGTGATTTTACCTGTGCTAAGTTTCTCGCTTCCTCTGCTTCACGGACACCGAATCGTGATCCACCAAATGCACCCGCAGCTACAGCTTCCGCTGAAGTTCGTTGACTTTGCATTTGTGCCTGCCTGTCTAATTCCGCTAATGCTTCTTGAGTAACTTGTTGTTGATACGGATCCATGTATGTTCCGACTTGAGAAGGATCAAGAGTTCTCACTCCTGCACCAATGGCTCCGAGTCCTGCACCGACTGTTTCACCAGCGGCTTGTAAAAATGGTTGATACGCACCTAAACCTTCTTGTGCTTTTTGAATAGCTGTTAACTGTGCTTCCTCTAAACCAGCTACTTGTTTTGCAGGCACTGCTTGTGGAATACCCGCCAATCCTTTTAATCTTAAATTATATTGCTCGTCTGTTTCGTCAGGTCTTCTAGTAGCTCCTAATTCTTCTAATCTTAATTTATACTCTTCATCTGTTTCTCCCGCTTGTTGTTGATAATTAGGAATACCATAGATAGAACCTAATAATTGTTCTGCTCTCTCCTCAATAAAGGGGGCTTGTCTCGAATATTGAACTATTTCATCTGCCATTACGCTACCTTACTTTCAAATTTATCCATCATATCATACATCATCTTGGCACCTTTGCGACGTTGCTCTAACTTATCATCTTTATCTGCACCATTCAATGCCCCTAGCCCACGAACCGCTGCAGCAGTCATGACAAACTCTCCATCCGATAGCATCGCAGGGATGTCATCAGATTTCTCTGTCCCTGGCCCATCGATCTGTCCTACTTTACGAGGGAAGTTGTTGACGACATCATCAAGAGATCTTGACTCTGTATCGATAACGTCTCCACCTTGAGCAAGTGGTCGATATGTTGGTGCGGCTGCACCATAACCACCTGTGCTTGGATCATAATAAGTTACATTAGGAGTGCTCATATCTAATGGTGCTATACTACCTGGTGTTGGTGGAGGAGCAATATCTACTCCTTTATCTTCTTCGTCCATTGAACTTAATGCAGCTACTGCGCCTAATCCTAGTGCGCCTTTTGCTAGAGTGCTCATTCCTTTGTAAGCTTCTGCTCCTCTTTGAAATACACTAGGTGTACTACCTGCTTTACTTATATTTCCATATCGAGCCATTGATTCTCCCGGGCTCATACCAAGAGATGGAGCTACTAATTCTTTAGCACTTGTACCAAGTGCGCCCAAACCTTTTCCACCAACTAAACCTGCGCTAGCACCCAAACTTCCTAAACCAAAACCCATTAATGCTGATGTTGCAATGTTCGCAGGATTATCCCCTCGAATTGCTGAACCTAAACCTGCTCCAATAGATGCTCCTATTGGTCCACCTACTGCGAATCCAATCGCACCTGTGATAGCGGGTATAAGTTTTTTTAACATTTTTTATCCTTGTTTAGGCGTAACCGCACCCGTGAATAATTTAGGGGCGATGACATTAACATCCCGACGAATATCTTCGGAAGTAGTATCAGTATTAGGATCGGCAATATCGTTATTGGCATGATCCTCTGAGTCATATTCCACGCCTGTTCTAGTATTGGTAATTGTAGTTTCGACCTTACAGCTATAGACTGGGATTTGATTTCCTTCGATGTCATATTCATAGCGTAAGATGATTGGTTCATCTATAATCTTTGCCATATTATAGTTTTAACGAGGAAAACCTAGGAAATCAATAGGATTATTGTTGTATTAATCCTCTATTTACTTCCAAAATAGAGACTGTAGCACTAACTCCAGATGTGTTAGAACTACTTAAAACTAAGGTATCACTCTCTTCTAAAATGATAGGACCTTTTGCTAAATTACAGATAGTTGGTCCAGAAATACTAGCATATGCTACTTGAGTAGCGGTATTAGAATTACTTGCATCGAATACATAGACTCTCACAACTTTACTACCACTTTCATTCGTAACTTGAATATTCTGAATAATAGCTCTGGTTAAAGAATCGGTAGCATAAACTACAGTATTAGAGGTATCACTAGGATCAAAGAATGCATTTTTGTAAATATTATTTGCCATTAATAACCATCCTGTACTAATAATAAATCAAATGATGCAGAAGCGGAAGAGGTAGAACTTGCTTTACCAGATACATAAATATCAGATTTTTCTGGTATCACGTTGATTGCATTAAATATAACTGTTGTTTGACCACCTCTAACATTTAAAAATTGTTTTGTTTGAAAAGCTCCATTACTACCTTCATTTTGTCTTTGTATGAATTTAAAATCCATTTCTTGGTCTTTACCAGATGATATATTCATTGATAATAAATAACCCGTATAGCCTGCAGGTATTGTATACAATGTCATTAGTGTCTGTCCATTACCTTCCGATATAGTTGCAGCAACATCTGATCCCCCTGTATAGGTTACAGTAATTGTCCCCTGATTATTTCCAGTTGTACCAGCTGTTTCTACAGACATTCTAAATACTCTTAAAAAAGTTTGAGTAGTTGTAACTGTGGTTGTTCCATCCATATCAACAGTCTCTTCAGCAAAATTATAAGAACTATCTAAACCTTGTATTCTCAAAGTTCTAGCACCTGTTCCAACCACATCATCATTAGCATCGTCACTAACAACATCAACAGTAACAGCTGTAGATTGCCAAGGATAGTTGTTTCCTGTTTCCCAAATAGTTTCAAAAGCTCCTGAACCAATACTAGGATTATATCCAAACTTATTAACCATTGTATAGCCAGGAACTTTACCTTGCTGTACGGCTAGGTAAAAAGGAATATCACTGACGGTACTTCCACCAGTAACGGGGTTTACATTATTACAACCGCAACTCATCGACTAAAATACCACGCTTCTGCTTCAGATTTATTTTCTGACTCTACCGTATAAGTAGTATTCAACTGTTGAATCAAAGCCTCTAAAACACGAATAAGTTCATAAAAGTTACGAGAGTCATAGTCTTGACTAGGATCTGGAAATCTTTGTAGTGTTAATTTGGCCATTATCTTCTACCATCGGGTTGAACGTCAAAACGTTGTGTTCCTAGTCTCCAAGCAGTTCCTGTAGTATTTGAAACAACATTAACTGTAAATTCTCTACCTCGACCACGTAAACTAACAAAATCAGTTGAGTCAGTGAATGTGGTTGTTTTAATTACACTATTACTATTATTAGGATAATATTTAAATTCTAAATCCATATTTAAAACACCCGATTGATTTTGAATATCAGGTATTAGTTTTTGTACAAAAAGAATATCATTTCCTTCTCCTATTTCAACTGATCCAGATTTAACATAAGCAGTCATCGCTTGTCCGTCAGCATCGTTACCTGTTTCATGTAAATAAGCTTGTGTTGCTCCATTAGTTAATCCTAAAATTGTTTCATTATTAGCAGTTGCGGTGACATCGTATTCTGTGCCAACAGGATTGTCATAGACTTCACGATCAATCCAAGATGTTCTAGATAATGTTCCTGTCCACCAAGTTTGCTCAACATAATTATAAGCCACAATAGCATTAATTTGATCAGAGCCTTCTCTTGGATAAAACCAGAGTATTTCATTAAACTCACCATTATGTCCTGCAAAGGCATTCTCTGCTGCGGTTTGATTAATATTATTAAAGACAAATTGTTCTACGGTGCAAGGTAGTTTTTTTACCGAACCATCAAACAAGTAAAAAGAATCTTGTGACATCCAAAAGCTATTACCGTTCAAATCTATCCCTGCATGTTGTCCTATAATTCCACAGTTTTGACCCAGTTGACGTAGACCAAAAGTAAAAGGGGGACCAATAAATTGTAATGAATGTAATGATGTATCTGTCCAAACTAATGTTTGACCTCTCGAGCGTTCAGCGGCAATGATCCGTGATCCGTCGGCAATGCGCAATGAACCAGCAGTATTTTCCGCAGTAGGTGTATAGTTATTTATATCTTCTTGATCTGAGAATCTTAACAACAAGTCATCTTGTGAAGCAGTGTTAGCAATTTCTGTTTCTGTGCCAAATAAAACTAAGTGTCTATCTGGAGAAGAAACTAAACTTAGTCTTGAAGCAGTTGGTGCATTAGCCACTGCGCTTGCTCTTGTTGAAACTCCAACAGAAGTATCCCATTTATATGTTCCACCGTTTAACTGTGTGGCAATTAAGTCCTCTCCAAAATTATCGAGTGACCACTGTCTTGCTTCTAGCGTTACGTTAGATACAGTCGATGGAGTTCCCCATGTTCCAGATCCCCAACCATCTGTTCCCCAACCATAAGCGGAAGTAGAAAACTCTGGACCAGGATTGATTTGATAATTGGCATTACCTGTTCCTCCTCCCCCTGCTGTTGAACCACTCGCAGTATCAGTGTGAGTAATAATATAAGCAGAAGTATTGACTACGGAGGTTACTTCGAACTCTTGATTCATATCTAAGCCATCAATTGCTGAGAAAGAATCAAACGTAACAAAACTACCTTGTTCACAACCATGCCCTGAGTCTGTGACTAATACAGAAGTTGTTGCGTTAGTAGTAAAGGGATCTGTAAGAGCTGTTGGTCCTCTTCTAATAGGAGTAATATCGTAGGCTAAGCCTTCTTGAATTACATAAAGCTTTCTGTCTGTGCCAATCGCATCATATCTTGTGCCATCTAAAGATACCCAAGCATGTTGATCACGAGCTACACCTACCAAAGTGGTGGAAATAAACTTCTCCCATCCTTTGATCTTTTGTGGCAATCCTTGAAAAAAGCGTACGTTATCCCCGTCTGTCCACTTGCCTTCGCCTGTGTAGTCGGTTACTTCTTTATTGATGCCCGGTGCTGGTCTAAAATTAACTAATGGCATTCAGCCACTATACTATTGATTTTTTCAAAATCTATATTTGTTTTTATTTTTCGTATGAGTGAAATGCTATGGTTGTTCTTAAAATAGGACAATTCTTACTAGGAGCAATAGCTCTATGAGGCAGAGAACCATCAAAGATTATCATTCTATCCTCTTGAAACGATATCACTTCCTTTGCCTCAAATTTATTATCATAGATAATAAATTCCCCTCCCCAATTTTTATGCCAGTTTGGAGTTGCACAATAAAGAAAAGTAGGAATTTTTTCATTTTCTGAGTCTTTATGTATGGTTCCATCAAATCCTGGTGGGTATACATTTAGATGCCATCTTTTTATAACAGCCTCTTTAAACTGATTTTTTATTTTGTGATATAGAAGATGTATTAAATATATCTCATCGAAATTATTTTGATTTTTAGACGATGTAAATGAATGAGGGTTTTCATTCTCATACCCTTTATTTTTGAAGCTTAATTCTATTTTTCCATTTGATATAAAATTATAATAAAAATGTTCTAATAGATTTTTATTCGAAATAAAATTATCAATTACATTCGTTTCCATTATTTCTTTGCAAATAAAGAACCAACATGACCTTTAAAAGCCCTGTTTCCAAAATGTGCTAAAGGCATCGATACATCCGCCCAGATTTCTCCACCACATTCTTGCCATAACCTTGAAAAGTAATAATCTTCTGAGAGATATCGTATTTGACCTTTACCTGTGTTGTAAGGACCAACAGCAAATAAATCATAGCAATTGTCTGATTTAAAATTTTTACCATTGATAATTTGATCAGAGTCATATTTTCGTTCTGGAAACTTTTTCATCATGGTACGAAAAACTTCTCTTTTGACTAACATCATACCCGTAGCTGCCTCTGATACTTTACAAAAACCATTTTCAACTTTTACGTTTTGAGGATCATCAAAGTTTAGATTGTACCCTAAAGACTTAACTTCCATTTCTTCTTCTGTCGCATTAGGATTTTCTTTTAAAAGTTCTTTTATTTTTTCAAAGTGAATATGTTTGCGAGGATAAATACCACAGGCTACATCTTTGTCAGCGCATAAAAGTCTTTCAATATTTTGTGCTGAAAAGCCTATATCTGCATCAATAAAAAGTAAATGAGTAGCAACGTAGTCAGTTTGATCCATCATCATAGAAACAATAGTATTTCTTGCTCGAGTGATAAGGCTTTCGTTGCCCATTGATTGAAGTCTTAATCCTACACCACGAGCAATTGACCATTGTTGTAATTGCAGTAGTCCATGCATAGTATTCTCTGTCAACATACCACCATACATAGGCATTCCTAAAAATATTTTAAAATTCTTATCTTTTAATTCCTCTGATTTAATCATTTTTTTTCTCCCAAAATTTTTCTTTTATCAAATTTATATTCAGCATATTTTCCTTCTTCCTCAACATAGTGAAGAAAAACAGTGATGTAATAATCATGCTCACATACTTCTCTCCAATGAAACTTATCTATACCTGAAAAAATTAAAGCATTATTGGGTGTCATTAAAAATGAATTCTCAATATTCATTTTTTTATACTTTCCTTCGCTATCAATAAAAGAATAACTAGAAGAAGAATCTTCTTCACCTATAAATATTTCATAAGGCTTACTTACAGGATCGCATCCCAAACACAACGCAACCGTATATTCACACGAAGGTCTATCCTTATGAATTGGTAAATCAGAACCTTTATCATATATTCGTAAATAAGAATAAGTGGGAACTAAAGTTTTTCCAACATTTTGTGAAATAACTGTAGTAGACATGTCTAAAATTGTTTCTATTAAATTTTCACTATATTCTCTAATTAAAGAATTTGATTGAAAATCAATATTAAAATTTTTTTGATTTATATATTTCAATAAACAATAAGAATGAGTAAGGTTTAAAATATCTTTAGGTAAAAAATTTTCTATAAAAATTGGATTCATCATACTCCCCAAGCAACAATAGCGTGTCGTGTTCCTCTAGTGACGGGATTGACTTTGTGAGGAAAAATAAAATTAGAAGGAAATATTATACAATCACCTATCCCTTGAGGAAATTGAATAACTTCATCATTTAATTTAAAATTAAATTCGCCCCCTTCAAAGTTACTATTTAAACATATAGAGAAGGTAAAGGATCTCCATTGTGCTCGTGGTCCTTCATCTGTGTGCCAATCGTACCCAACTTTTTTTTCATTACTTTCATATTTTAGAATTTCCATTTGATTAATATGTTCCATCATAGCATGAGGGTATTTTTCTTGATAAATTTTAAAGGCTTCAAATAGTTTGCTTACTAAGTAGTTTTTAACTATTTTTTTTCCAAAAGTATCTGAAGCATCAAAAATACTTTTTTTAACACAGTTTCTTATTTCTTTATTTACACCTGTTGCAATAGCTCCTTCTTCATAATCATTACCAAAATATAAAATTATTTTTTTACATAAACTAGAAGGAATAAGTTTTCTAAATTCTAAAATGTGTTCTTTCATAAAAAATAATAGTAATACTTAGTAAGTAATACTATGTGAAGATAAATAAGAATTCCTTTCAGAATCAGCATGAGTTGTAGCCATGGATACATTCGCAACAAAGTTATCATCAGTTTGAGGGTTCTCTTCTGTACTACCACTTTTCCAAGTGATAAGTTGAGATGCTATGTTAGAATCATATTGAGTTTTCCAAACATCTCCTGCTTCACATCTTATGACACAGTTAGACGCCCAAGAAGGTAGTTCAGATATAGATAAATTTTCTCTATTGTCTGTGTACTCTAAAACCCCAGTGTTCGTAGCTGCGTTCCATTGTAATGCGTGAATTTCTGATGGAACCTCTGTGTGAGATCTAACATTAAGATAGACGTTGTTATCTATATAGATATCTGATTCAGTATTTCCTGTTCCTGAAACAGGACCATCATTATTTGATGTTGGATTTATGTCCGAATCAAAAAGAATACTAATTCTGGTATTCGCAGTTGTGTTATTTACTGTTGTTGCCATCTTTTTTACCTTTCTTTACTTTTAACTTATTATTGCTTAATTGTCCAATAGTTTCATCTTCAAGATTTTCATCTTTATTTTCCAAAGCTTTTTGGTGTTGAGCGATATTAGCAAATATACTACTTACTTCTTTCATTTTCTTTTTTGCGGAAGGATTTTTAGATAAAACTTTAGTTATAACATTTTGAGACTTAACCATGTCATTTCTAAACGATTCAGTTGCAGCTTGTGTATTCATTATGTGTTTTGAATTTTCAACTAAAAGCAAAGGAATCCAAGCTATGGAGCATCCCCATTCTTGAACTTGTTGCCCTGTTTGAGGATTATTTCCTTGAAGCATGTTGTACCATACACATTGATGTTTAATGCATTTCTTATTCAACAGAGGGCATTTACCATCTGGATCAAATATGGGCATTAATCTTTTGCGGCTATAATTACGTTGGCGTATTTAATATCCATAGCAGGAACAGATATCGTTCCTCCTAAGCTACCACTTCCACTAAATGGGTGAGAGTGACCTCCACCGCCTCCTGTGTTACCTGTTGTACTAGGAGTAGCAGTTGCTTGCGTAGCGGGATTGTCAAAACTACCGAATGTAGAAGGATTTGCTGCTGTTACAGGATGATTGTGAGAAGGTATCTGAGGAGTTGTTAGTGTAGTAGAACCTACGGTACCTGAAAGAGATACTGTAGCGGAACCTATGTTAGTGTTTTTTGTTCCAGTGAAAACAGAATAAAAAGAATCAGAACCACCTGTTCCTCCTCCCGTTCCTGTGACAACTGACAAAGCAGTATTTGCTAAAGCGGCAGCAGTGTCCTGTGTCCATCCTGTCGGAGCGGATGCTTGATAGAAAACCATTTTTGTTCCAGATGCAAATGGATCAACTCCACTTAATCCTGAACCATCACCTGAAATTACACCTCCACCTGTTACGTCTAGGTTTCCAGTGATTGTTGTTGCTGTTAAATTTGCCATTTTACTTTTTCCTTTTTAACATATCTATCTCTGTTTTCAATTCCTTTATTGCTTCCAATAAATAAGTGGTCATTTTAGTATACTTAACTGATTCTGGTTTGCCATCTTTTAATTGCACTAATTCAGGCAAATGTTTGTAAACTTCTTCAGCAATAAACCCTGTTTCATCTTTTTGCGAACCGTCAATTTTATCATATTTATAGGCATTAATTGAATACAACCCATCTAAGTTTTCTAGTGGTCGAATGTTTTCTTTTAACACAATACTTGACTCTTCCGTAATTGTGCCACCGATTGTTACATCTCCTGATAAACGAGATAAAGAATTTTTTACATTATAATTTGATGTTCCATCGCAATAGATGTGAGCATACTCCCCTTGAGTTATAGCCAAACCATTAGCTGCATGACCTGTTGCAGCCACTGTTAAAGAAAATGATCCAGAGGTATTATTGTAAACTATATAATTGTTTTCTACCGCAGGGATAAAAACATGAATATTTGCAGTTAATGTTCCGTTTAAGTCTAAAACTTTATTAGAAGATTCAGCAGTGGGATCTGCATTGGCAGTGGTTAATGTGACGTTAGCAGAACCTGCAACGCTTTTGGACAAGAAACCAGCAGAGAAAGCGTCAATGGTTTGTAAGTTTGTATTAGTGTTATTTCCCCAGGTATTCGCATTGGCGCCTGTTTCCATTAATTCTAATTTAAGATTATTTGAATATGTACTAGCCATGATTATTTATACCTTATTTTAAATAAATGTCATCTCCCATTACCAATACATCGGCTTTGGAATTATCAAATGTCAGTTTAGCATCATTTTTTGTTCCCACAATAGGTTTTCCAGGCAAATTAAAGCTAGTATTTAAAAGTATGGGTATGCCAGTGATTTTTTTGAAATGATTCAAAAGTTCGTGATAGATTGAGTGATTAGGCGAAACTGTTTGAATTCTACAAGTTCCGTCAAAATGAGTAATCGGTTTTAAAACTTCTTTTTCTTTCACTTCTGCTTGATAAAGCATATAGGGACTTTTCCAATCTAAATCAAAATATTGTTTATAATCCTCTTCTAGAACGCTTGCTCCATAAGGTCGATACCAAGCTCTTCTTTTTATTTTGTTATTTATTTGTTCTTTTACATCTGAGATAAGGGGACTAGCTAAAATTGACCTATTGCCCAAGGCTCTTGGCCCCAACTCTCCATTTTCTTGATACCATAAAACTATTTTTCCTTTAGCTAAATATTCTGCAACTTGTTTAATAGTATTTTGATAGGGATATCCAGGATGCTCATCTGACTGTATAAAAGGATATTTATTTATCTTTGGTAAATCATAATTGTATTTTTGAATGAGAAAAAAAATCAATCCTAATGAAATTCCTCCATCATATCC